TTATTCTATTCAACGGGCCGAACATTCCCGTTTTTTCCCAAACTATACTATTTTCTCCTAGTTTGTCAAGGATTGCATTTTCTAGTGATGTTGGGGAATCTTCTGATTCTACTTCAAATTTTGCGTAGTGTGCGTAGGCGTTTATTGTAACTATAAATTTTTTCATAACTCTTTTATTGTGTGGTTTAAATGTGGCGGAACTATGTCCCGCCACAAAATTATTGATTAAGCACCTGGTGATGCAAAAATACCTCTAAAGTCAGAAACTCCAAATGAGTATCTTTCTCTAGCTTTGTATCTTACGTTACCAGTATCGAAGTCACCTTCCATCGCTGTTTTAATTGGCGATCTTTCGAAGTACTTCATACCATTTGGTACATCTGTCATAATGTAGAACGCATCTGTATCAGTTAAGAAATTATTCACTCTATAACCTTGAGGAATCATTCCCATAGAAACGATTGCGTTAATATCATTATCAGCTGTTCCTGTTCTACCTTGAGATTTCATTAATCTCTCAGCAGTGAATTGAAGCTCAGAAGGAATAATCATTTTAACACCTCTTGCAGCAATTTTTAGACCTCTTTCGTCTGTCATTGCAGCAATGTCAATTAATGATTGTTCTAATGAAGTTTCATTCAAGTCAGCAGCTGTTGCTAATGTGTTAGACACAGTGCCGGCTACAGTCGGGTGAGATGCGTTAATTAAAGTAACACCATCACCTGAGTTGAACGTACCACCTGGTAGTCCATTGATTAATGGATTAACAGATTTTACTTGTTTAGTATTCGCCATAGATCTAGCTAATGCTTTTGTATATCTACTAGCAAGTCTGTCATACAAGTTGTCTTCAATTGCTTCTTCAGTTATTGCGAAGGCAAGAGCTACAGTCTCGTGACTGTATCTAGCAGTGAAAGTTTCTTGAGCATTGTCAAAAACAACTCCACTTCCTTCAGCTTTAACTTGAGCATTTGCGAAACCTGATAACATAACTTCTTCTTCAAACGCTCTGTCTGAAGATTCTGTAGCATATATTTCAGCATGCTGGTTCTCGTAACGTTTATATTCCAGACCGAATAGTGCATTCAAACCTGGCTCTAGTTCTTTAACTAGTTGTCCTCGTGATATGGCCATTAGATACCTACCGTTCCTTTCAAGAAGTGCTCGTTAATCATAACAACAAGGTTAACATTAGCAGATCCTGCTGTGTTATTTTCAATGTCGTTAGATATTGCAAGTACTCTTAATTGCGCTGTTGCAGTTTTAAGATCAGAGTGATCTAATTCCACTTTTGATACATAGTCTGGTGAACTACCAGCTGCGTATACAATGTCAGCATTCATTCCGACGTCTGCTGCTGCAGTTGCGCCGTCTGATTGTACTTCAAACCTTTCATATGGGTCATCCGATACGAATCCAACAATGTCAGTTGCAGTGTTAGATGCGTTAAGGTGATTAGCATATGTAGGCTTGCTTGTGTTAGCATCAGTAAAGAAAACACCATTAAGTGATCCTAATAGAGTATCTGTTGCTGCCGCTACAGTGATTGTACCAGTGGCTGCCATTTCGACAGGGTCATTTTGGTAAATCGCTGTTGCAGATGCTGCGATATCGTATTCGGATAAACCTTGGTTGTCTCTATTCTGGCCAACTTTTCCGATTGCTCTCAAACCGAAAGCTGCGTCTTTATTTGCCATTATATTTTCTCCTTATGTGAGTTTTCACTCACGGGTTAAGTTTATCCAGCGGTTAAGGAATTGTTAAAAAATTAACTTTTCTTTGTACCACCGAAGGTTACACGTGACTGCCTTTCAATATTGATTGGCATGTCGGGATGCTGTTCCTTCATTAAATCGTTGTCGACAGCTTTTACCTTGTCTTCATGTTGTCTAGCATAATATTCATTACGCTGTTTTGCGATTTCTTCCGGTACCCTAGCCAGCACTAGGCCACCAACTCCGATCACTCCCTTGTATTTACCGTCTTCAACAATTGGATAATCGCCATCAGGATATTCATCGGATCTAACCAATTCGTATCCAGATCTCAGTCTTCCAGCAATATTCTTAGTATCTTGGAATCCTAAAGACTCGGCTCTTAGCCATCTATGTTTAAAACCTGTTGGCGCAGGGGGTGCATCTAAAGATGATGGTGGAGTCCAAACTTTTTTCTGAGAAGTTTTTTCTCTTGTTTGACTCGCACGTGAGGTTCTTTTATCGTTATTATTTTCCATATGCTTATACCTCCTTCGTGATATTTAATTGTTTTGCATACTCTTCAAGTGGCACACCTAATTTTTTAGCAATTGCTACCTGTGAAGGTGTGAGTCTTACAGTTCTGCGACTAGATTTTGTCGTACGTTTTGCCGAAGCAACTTGTTGGACAGGCTTAGTCGTTTCCGTAGGTTCTGTTGTACCAAATTTATGGGGAAATTCAAGTCTTATTCTCTTGTCAATTTCAACATAATATTCGTCACTTGATGGGTCAAACCCTTCTTCTTCTGTTAACTTTTTATGTAGATCAAAAGCAGTGTAAGTCATAGCTGAATCTTGACCGAACCATGAGTTTTTAGTAGCCCATGTTTCAGCTTTTGGATCAGGTGTACCTGTTGCCACTGGTTGTCTATTTAAGTTAATATCAGAAGCAGGTCTTGATTCCTGTTTCTTGTTATACTCTTCTTGAGCAACTTTCGTTTCCTCAAGTTTAGCTTTTTTGTATCCTAACTCAGATATAGATGTCAAAGCTTCTGCTTCGGCCGCTAAATCATTTGCTTCCCTAGCTGCTGCTAGTTTGGCTTGAGCTGCTTGTACACCTGAAGTAATACTATCTTCTGTAGACTTCAAGTATCCTGGTTCAAGCTTCGAGAGTTTTTCTTCAGCTTTTGTTTTAGCTAAAATCATTTTTTCAGCATACGTTAAAGCTTCTTCTCTTTGTCTCTCTGCTTCTCTCCATTTATGAGTAAGTTTAGATATTCTTTTCTTAACGTCTTTAGAATATTGCTCTAACTCATTATCATCTTCTTTTTTATCCTCTGTCGTAGCCTCGTCTAGTTTAGTCTCACGTTCGTTTTCAAACGTTTTGTCCTCGGAAGGTTGTTCCGTTTTTTCTTCATTTGATGCTTCAGTATCAACTACTAATTCATCTTTTTCATCTTGCAGTTCTACCTCTGCACCTGGACCAGATGTATCGATATCTACTGTTTTATTTTCTTCTACGTTTGGCATAGTTTTCTCCTATGATTAATATTGATGAAGTATATCTTCAGGGTTTTCGATGGTTGCTAAAACTTCATCGTCGTTTAGCAATCTAACTTCCCCGCCATCGATCTGAATTCTTGATCCAGCATATCTTGCGAAAATTATCCAGTCGCCTTTTTTACACCAAGGTCCTTCTGGAAATTTATCTTTATCATAACAGTGTGGTCCCATAGCTAATACAAGTCCACAAGTTGAACCAACTTGTTGTCTCTCCAATGTATCCTGCCCCAGGAACAATCCACCTTTAGTTTTTTCTGGCATCTTAAATGGGAGAACTAACATTCTCCATCCAGTTGGATTTGGTAATTTGTTTGTTTCTTTAGTTTTTAAACGCTCATAACCATCAACCTCTTTTTGATGATCATCTTTATATTTATCTAATAGCGCTGGTTTAGTCTTTGTCGAATCCGAAGTCGACGACGTTGTCTGGTCTTTTATTATCATTTTCTGGCTCCTTTGGTTTTAGCAGGTTAGAGATTTCCTGAGATATTTTTAAATAGGCATGTGCCTGTCCCATCATATACTTATATTTTTCCATATTGTCAATACCTCCAGCAATCATGCTGTCTCCAATATTTTGATAGGCTTCTTTTAAATATTTTTGTATTTTACTTATGTATACTAGTTCGTCGTCCATCATTTTTCTTTCTCCTTTTCTTTAATAAATTAACTCTTGAATGCCAACACCATTCAGTGCATTTAATAGCATACGTTTCTATTTTAGCAATAGCACTATCCAATCCTCCAAAAAAATTATAGATAAATCTGTCTAGCACTTCCACCTTCTTCTAGCCTGACGTAGTCTAGAATTAGGATCTGCTGCTGCTTTCGGAAATTTTTTCATTTGTCCTGCACTACGTGCACAATATGACTTTCTACGATTTGCAGCTTTTGATCCTGATTTAACTTTACCAGTCACAGCTGTTTTTAATTTAGAACCTGGATTTTCTCTTCGGTATCTAGCAACACCTGCTTTAGTCATACCTGCACCAGATTCAGTTTTTCTAAAATATTTTTTAGTTTTAGGTGGTTGTTTATCTTGTCTTCGCATTTGGTTTCATTTTCTTAATATGTTTTTTAACTATCTTAGCTTGTTTAGCATGTGTCTTTGATGCTTTTTCTAAACCTTTAGCTACTTTTTTTAATCCTCTTACCATTATATTTTTTGCATCTCCGGGTTAGTTGATAAAATATTTTTTTCTGCTCTTGGTCTAGCTAAAGAATCTTTACTTCTTTTTCTAAGTTGAGCAATAGCAGATTCTTTTAATGCTTTTTCTTTTCTTAATTTTTGTAAATCTTTTTCTAAATTCATTAGATCATACCTTTATAATATTTTGCATAAGATGGATTATTTAATTTTACTCCAGCGTAATCAGAATTAATTGCTGGTCCTGTATATCCACCCATAGATTTTTTAGTTCTTTTTGTAAATGTTGCAACGTTAGTTGGTTTGCCTCCAGGATTACCTGCAGCTCTCTTTCGTTTGACAGCACTCGCCTTTTGCGACTTTGTCATCCGTGTGGCTTTTGCAAGTGGTACGCACTTTGGATATTTTCTCTTCGAACCTTTTGAGCGCCCGCATGGCTGATACTTCCCATCCTTCTTTGGTGCTCCAATGTCCACCCATTTCTCCGATACCCATTTTCTTAGACCCATTATGCACAGCCCATTCTTTTTCTTCTAGCTAATCCGCCACCATGATATACATCACGCATCATTCCGCCGCCCATAGCTTTTTTACGATTTCCTTTTTTACCACCTGGTGTAATTTTACCAGAGCAAACTCCTGACGCATACATGTTTGCGTACGCCGAAGGATATACCTTGAACTTACGCTTCGCTGCTGCTTTCCCTTTTGGACAGAGTTTAGCCATTATGCCATTCCTATTGCTTTTTCTCTAGGTGTTTTCTTTTTCTTTTTACCTTTAGCCATTATAATTTTTTTCTGTAATTCTTTTGGTAAAGTTTTTTGTGCCTTAGTTAAAGTTGGGCCACCTTTATTGTAATAGTTTCTCATTATTTTTTTCCTCCGTTATTCCTAAATATTTGTGTACCCTTTATACCATAGATGCTCGCCACGACAAGTATCCATAAATTTGTAAACCACGATGGGAGCTGCGAAAACATATCGAAGAAAAGTTGGACCTTGTCCATAGCAGACGGATCGTCCGATACGACTGCCCAAGCCAGCACCAAAACGGGCAAACTTAAAATTATCAAAACGGCCTCGTCCTTCCAGTCCGATTGTCGAGCTTCTAAAAGTTTTCCCTGGTATTGTTCCTCACCCTGGGCCATTTTAGTAGCGTGCATTAACTGCGCGTCTGACATAGCCATCTTAGTTCGCTGCTTGTTAGCGTAAATTTTACTTCCAGCAGAAACGGCTAATTTAATTGCCGATAACCACATGTTAGATCCATCTAGCTTTTTTAGACTTCTCTTTTAACATTCTTTTAGTGCCTCTTACTTCAACTTCTTCGCCTTTAGCGATATAATTG